ACCTGTAGATCCTCCAATAGTCATAAAAGAAATTGGCACAGCACCTGTTGGTAAAACAAAAGTTTCACCTGAAGATGATGAAGTTCCAATTCTAACAGCTGTTGCAGAAGCAGCAGTTGGGTCAAATGAAATAACTTCTGATAAAGTTACAACACTTGGTGTTGCATTTCCTTTTCCAGCACCGCCATTTGATCTAACGATACCTTGGAATGTAGTTGTAGCCATAGTATTATCCTCCTAATTACGTTTATATAGTCTTTAGGCCGTCGCTATACGCGTCTATATAAACTTATTTGTATAGATTTATTTTATATACTAGTTTTTAATAGAGTGCAAGAGAGCCTGTAATGCGGAGTGAAATTTTCCAACGATGTAGCTTTTTATTAAGTAGCTACAGAAACTTCTGGTGCAGAACCTTCTATCTTATTTTGCATATGCTCTTTTTGAGCCTCTGCAAGTTTAATATGGCTAATTACTTCTCTGACTTTTCTGTCAATCTTAACCATGTTGAGAGTATATCTACCCTCTTTAAGATGCTCCTGCTCCCATTCGAGATCCAGACCC